TCTTCACTGGTAAAAACATAAAATCCACCCCCATAATCAGCATCTTCAATTTTAATAAAGTCGAAGTTTGCCTTATAAGCCCGTAAATTATCTTTAATAATTTCTTCCTGGCGTTTTGTCATCTTCTTTCCCTCCAATTAAATAAGGCAGATAGATTACTATTCTCTACCTGCCTTGCTGCGTTTAATTACTATGAATCGAATAGCGAGCATTCACTTCTTTCAAACATTCCATCATCAAACCGAAATCATTAAATCTGTCAATATCTTTAATAACAGCTGTACTACCACATACATTAATAAAAATGCATTTTGCGTTTTCACAATAATCTACGGTCACTCTCTTATCATCCGTATACTCATTCGCTTCGAACATCTCATTCATTTTCTTAATCCAGTCATTCATGATATTTTCCTCATTACTTTCTTGTAATAAAACAGATAGTTAGGTTTTTATTCTCCTGACTACCTTTGTTTTGCGTTGTTTTGTTTAGTTGCTAGAGCTTACAGACACTCTGCAAAAATCTGAAGGTTAAATTTGTTGCTTAACTTTTCAATGGTCATATCTTTGAGTTTCTTTGCAAGAGATAATTCATTTGCATCGTAAGTCCATTCCATTTCGTATCCATTTGGTGTTGCAGGGAATTTCACTTCTACACAAATTCCATTTCCATAATCCGTAACTTCTGTTACAGTTCCAAAGAAACTTTTATGATACCGTACACCATATTCTTCTTCATACTTCGTATCTGGGTTAGATACATATACTAAATCACCAACTTTAAACATTTGCCTTCACTCCTTTTCTTGAAATCTTAATTTCATTGGGTTATGTTATCAAAAAAATCTAATATCTTCGTTTTTTCATAATACTGTTTCCAGTTACCGCTTAAAGTTACGCCTATACAAGTACACGGATCTGTATTATGACTTTTCGGTATCTGAAAAACGGCAATACATTCATCGTCAGTAACAGTCATATCCGAAAATATCAACTTTTCTAAGCTACATTTTGTTGCGCAGTTTTCTTTTACACCTGTACAAATTCTGTCATACTCCGACTTACACTCATCAAAAGATTTTCCTTTAATCACAACAGAATGATTTAAAACTTTAATTTCTGTCATACAATTATACCTTTCCTATGAAACACGTATTTCTAACTACTTGCTAATATAAATTCTTACTGAGTTTTCGTCATCAAATGCCTTTATGACATCATCTTCCGTTTCTAAGAATGTATAATTGATTCTGTATCTAATTCTTGCATTACTATAAAGTTTCTTGTAGAAATAATCGTCAAACTCCTTCATTGTCATTTCCGTTGGCTTGTCATTTTCAAATACTGTCACACCATCAATTCTATTGAATGACACATATTTTCCAGAATGAATTAACTCATCGTAAGTAACTGACTTTTTCAGCATTCTCAACAAGTGCATTCCATAATCATAATAAGTACAATATCTACTTCCGATTTTCAAGTCAAAGCCCTCTGATTCTTTGGATGGTTTACTATCATTTTTGAATCCTTCTGCAAACTTGATAAAATCTTCTTTTGTATAAATTTTCCCTTGCCAATCATCGTTTTTTCTGCCTTCATTGTCATTGTTACAACCTTGTAAACTCAGATGTAAAATTCTCCCATCTGATAAGTTCACAATTTTTGTTTTAAAGATAATACCATATCCCATATAATCACCATTTGTCTTTCTGATCTTCCTATGAAATGTTGCTTTCTTACACTAAGCTATAATTTTAGTAACTTTTAATTGAGCCATCTGCGTTTACATGCCATTTTTCAGATGGTCTAAAGTTCTTTCCGTTGTTGATATGCAAAATCCATATGTCACCCTTCGGACAAAACCAATTAGCATGTTCCATCCGATGCTCCATACATTCTTCAAAAGAAGAAAATATATCTACAACTTCACCGCTTCTTTCGCTTGTTTCAACATATATTGCATAAAAATCAAACTTAACCATTATTCTCCCTTCTGAAATTTCTCTTTTATCCGATGAATCCATAGAGGCAACCAAAAACTTTTTCTGTTTTATGAATAGTTACTGTGCGAATATCAACCATGTTTTATTACCTCCATTTCAATTTCGTTCCCATCATCATCTTCCAGCCAATACTCAAGCCCAAGATAATCTGTATCACGCAAATTTTCTACCAGCATTTTCGCTTTCGGAAGAGAAACAGTTGATTTTAATTTTCTGGCTTGTGTTTCTACACCATTACTTGCTACAATGTACACATTCCCTTGCCTCCTTCTCTTACAGATTTTCTTGTTGCAAATAATCGACCGTCAAGACTCATATATACATCAACCATTGTATTTTTTGTTCTTACATACAAGACGGTCATATGCCGCAAAGCGTCTTTCTGTACATATAGTACGGGTTCGTACCGATCAAAGATTTTTATCCAAATCACCATAAAATCGCTTTCCTTTCTGTGATTACTAACAGCCCAAATAAAATGAACGTTACCCCTAACGGCCAGGTATCGCTTGCATATCTAATAAGTAGATACCCAACGCCCATAAGCATCACGCAAAAGATTCTTTGTGCTATAAGTTTTCTACGCTGACACTTTCTTCTATGTTTTGCTTTCGCTTTTTGAATTTCTATTTGCCGTTGTTCTTCGATGTGCTGACGGTACTTTTCGTAATTGGTAATATCAATTATGTTGTAATGATCTGGATCAAATACAGCACATTGTTGCGTTCTCAATTCTTTTCGCTCCTTTCACTTTTTTATTCGACACAAGATTATTCTCTTTAATCAGTCTTGCTTTTACTTCTCTATTCAGCCGTGTATTTACTTCAATTCTCTTGTGAGTTACACGATTTAAATAATGCAAGTGTGATCCAGTACCATCTCTTCCGTTCACTCTTGTTTCTCTGAATCCATTAGGAAATAAATATTCCCTTTCAAAATCCAGAACTTCCTTTGGCTTTCGTCGTCTCGACATTATTCATCATCTCCTTTTAATAATCCGAAAAATTCTAATTCTGCATCATCCATAGCACATTCATTCATGAAATATTCGTACTGTTCTTCATCTGTCATATTACATTCTTCCAGAAGAGTATCTTTCCATTGCGTTGCAAGTTCTTCCAGGCGTGAACGTGGAATATAATCATTTTCCGTTTTGTAACGAAATGAATCAATCGCATTCTGCATAACCAGATATTCTTCTCTACCATATTTTCCATACATCCATGAGCAGACAGTGTAAGCCCAACTTCCATCAGCACAGATGTCAGATACGATCTTGTACTCTTCTGTACTTTCCATTTTGATGAGTGCGTACTCTTTCTTTTGGGCAATGATTTCATAATCAAAGCCAGCTGGATTATGTCGTGTCTCCCTTCTGTCTTGTACAAATTCAATTAAGTTAATTCCCAAGTTCTCCTCTAACGATTCGAGAAAAACTTCTCCATCTTCGTTGTTTTTGCAGTAATTCACCAAAGAAGTCACACGTAATTCATTGTCGCTTTCCTGTAATTTCCATTCAAACATCGCACAAGCTTCATTCCAAAGACCATCGTTTGTTTCCAGCTCTACAGATAAATCTGTAAACCGTTTTTGTTTTAACAGGTTGTACCGTAATGTTTCTTTCATTTTCTCTTCCTCTCTTTCTTGTGATTGAATCAAATAATCACATCAGCACAGACAAGGTAACTTACCTTCTCTGCACTGTCTAACTACTTAATTTTCACTTTCGCTTTCGGACAAATACTCTTCAAGTCCTGCATATTCGTCATCCGAAAGCAGATTCCGTAAATCATCCATTGACATAATCGTTATTCTCCTTTCTCGTTTGTGTTTTTGAGCGAAAGAAAACACCATCAGTTAGCTAGGCTGACGGTGTTTCTTCCTATATATATGTGGAGGGATAAGGTGGTGCTTTCTTATTCCGAACTCCCTATGTAAAATATGTATATGTATTGCTTGCTATGTATTATGTAAGATATGTATTATTTATTGACTTCGCTTTCCAGAATGTCAAACAACTGTGCATTACTCTTAACAGGAAATACCTTACTTTCGTAGAAAGCTGCTCCGCTACAATGTTTCTTCAAAAGATTTAATGTTTCCGTTCCGTGAATGCTTTCCATCTTCAGAAGAACATTGATATTTCGCTGTGTGAATGCATTCTTTTCTGTAGATCCGCACCAATTCAATTCTTTAATCATAACAATTGCATGTTTAAGCGATTCAGGTCTGCGCTTTGCCATTCTTAACAGATTCATGGTTGGTGTAACTTTCCCAATAGGATTTTCTTTCCGATTCAGGTCAGCCGAGATCTGGATG